CACCACCTGCCTCCATGAATACCTTAGCATCTTTATATCCAACGCCTTTCCTACGTTCTGGTGCGAGTTCAATTCCTTGCACGTAAGCACTCATGATCGGCAGATAAAACGTACGATTTAACGTATTGCCTGCACCAATCGCGGCAACCACTCGATCCTTATTGCCGACGTGAATAGGCACTGGCACAGTAATAATTTCGCCATTTTCACCTTTTCCTGATTTGACTTGGAGACCAGTGAAAATTGCGCAAAATTGTAGAATGTATGATCTCAGCTGCTCATCATAAAAATATTCGTTGATCATAATTTAGTCTTTATTAATTTAGCTTTTGGTAAAAACTCAGTTGAAATTTTTAAATGCAGTTTCGCGAAATCATTTTCTACAATCATAAGATCGTTTCGGAATTTTAACAGCTCAGTCTGCAGATCTTCTGAAACTTCACCCTGATTTGCTTGTTCAAGGGCTTGAAGTAGATAATCATTCGCATTATCTAAGTTCTTTTTAACTACGTCGAGCTGTTTACTTAGCAGCAGAAGACTGAATTCCTTCGTGTCGACTATGCTTTTAAAATTTTTTGTCATGATTATTTTTTCTTTATAGATTTTTTAGTGGTGCTGGTTAAAATTTTTCGAACACTTGGTTTAAATGAGCTGTATTCATTTCTACGATCGCTTTCAAGATATATCCATTTATTCTTTAAAGCTGAATAGCGAAAGAGTTTTGACGGAATATTTGTAGATTCTGGATAATTTAATCTAAAATATTGTCCATCGGTTGAGCTTGGTATGTCCGGCAGCTCATAACCTTCAGAATAACTTACGCCAGCAGGTGGCAACGCATCTTCAATATAAGCATCTTGCGCATCAGACGTATTCGGTTTTTCAACTGCGCTCGATTTTGCTTTTGTGCCACTTGCTAATGATTGAGAATCTTGTCCAATTTCTGGCACCGCATCTTTTGCTTCAGCTTCAATTGCTTTTGTGGCGTCCAGCGCAGCTTTATTTATTTGTTGAATTTCGTTAAAGAAGGACGCATCATCAACAATAAGTTGTGACGGGGTTGGCCCAACGATGTCTCGAGTCTCAACAGATGGAATAAGCTGTTGAGCTTGGAAGCGATAAATTAAAGGACGCCACTGTGGGCTGAAGCCATCAGCGGCCCAACTGGCATCAACAATTTCTAAATATTTTTTAACCGGTCTGAGATTATGATCATACTGCATTTCGGCTGGAAGCTCGATAATATCGCCAACAACTATTGGCCGGCCTAATGCTCTAACCATTTCAGCAAATGAAACCGTGAAGGCATATTGTTCTGCGATACTCAGACCAAATCTGCCAAGATCGCCAAAGTTATCAGCTGGCGAATATTGACAGAAAATTTGAACTGATGAGGAAGCATAATCTCTGTCACGATTTTCTTGTAACAACATGTCTTGAATGTTGTCTAATGAAGTCGCCTGATAATCCATTAATTGCAGTTGAATTATTTCCCAAGATTCTGAACTGCTGATGCCGGCAAAAGCTGTAGGAATAATTCTCCAGTATGGCGCTGGCGCCGATTGCTTTAGATTTACTGTTTCTAAATTTCCGGTATTCGGCAAATTAACAATATCAACTCTCTGCCAGGCTAAATGAAGTTCGACGAAAAAAGTATCTCCAACGACGAATGGTATTGATCCAGCAGAAATTGTCAGACACGCGACTGAACTTCTGAATGGTACGCCAAGCATCGCTGTTCCAATTATACCAGCACTTACGCTTGACACGGTGAAGCTTGTTGGGGAAGTTGCTGTTATAGTTAATAAATCTTGTGTGGCTGATGGTTCAACTGACGTTATTGTTAATGTGCCATTTCCTACGCCAGTAAAACTAGGCGTTTGTGCTTCAACTTTACCATCTGCCCGTTCTATTTTAATCTGTTGCGCTCTTTTATTAGGATCTGAGCTTTGCTGAATTTTAATCGTGGTGATATGCTGAAATACAGGTGCAGGCGGACCATATGCTTGACCGCCAAGAGGATTTTTCTTAGTGCCAAAATTATATCCAATGTATGACGGTGTAGTGACCACTGCAGTTCCTACTTGCGCTGATCTCCATGTCAAACTTGGCGAAGCTATGAATGCATTAGATGCGGCATATCCAGCTGCGGCACCGCTCGATAACGCTGAACCATCGCCAGTTAAATCAACTAAACGGCCTTGTTCATGAACTCCAAGTAACTTAAATACGTTAAGAGGAACACCTGCAATAGCCAACTGTTCCGCCACATATTCTTCTTGAATCTTCTTTTCATTTTGTAGGCACTCCGAATCCGCGTCATTGAGCCGCCAAGTTCCAACGCATAGATCCGGGGGAGTATATGGTCCAGTTGTCATCTATTATCCAATCAAAATTCCGGTGTTCACGAATTCCACGCCGCCATTTCCAACTTCATAATCATTCAACTGACGTTGAAGTTCAACTTGCATTTCAGTTGCTTGGGAAATAAGTTCAGCACCATTCAACGTAATACCACCATTTGGACCTGGCAAATTGCCATATTTAGAACGTATATGGCCAAGCGTCATCATGAGTTCGCTTTCTGCCCAAGCTTGTAACCACTGTTTGGCGTAACGATCAGAAAGAAGTTCTTGTTCTGTTCTTTCCATCACGCAGTCAAGAACAATTCTTTCTTCTCTGAAGATTTTACGAAGAATTAATAATTCTCTTTTTGCTTCATTCCAGGTGAATTGGAAATTACCCGCAAAGACGCGCTCATATTCTTCAGCGAGCTGATGTGTTAAATGAACTGATAAAATATCGATTGACGCGCCATATAAGAATTGCTGGAAGAAAATCTGTGAATAAACTGCGGCGTCGCCGCCATACGCGTTAAAACCGATAGTTGAAATACGGTGAATTTTATTAACACTTACTACCTTATCAGTGCCAATTGTTGGGTCATTCAGATAATATAAACTTTGATCTAGCTTTAATGGCATTACGATAAATTGATTTTGATAAGCATTATCAGCCCGTGATCTGAATGTTTCGATCGCATTATCGATTGCAATGTTGAAATGTTCTTCATTTAATTCATTACACACCGCAGGATAACCGAGTTGTCTCTTGAGAACTCCAGCTAATCTGAGACGCTCTTGATAAGAACCAGTTGTACCAACAGTAGTTTTGTCAACCATCGGCACGCCTTCTTGGTCATTATTTGCTTTTGTCCAAGATGTACCATTAAAAATTTGTAATTCTCTGTTATCTTTGTTGTAGAAGAAGGTACCAGTAGTTGCGGCATCTCCGGTAGGACGATCTGCATCGCTACCAGTTTTTACGGAGCCTGTGCCAGCTGGGACCCACGCCATCCCTGACCACATCTGAACTTTATTTGTGGTTGGATCATAGTAAACTTGTCCAAGCGTTGGGTTTAAAGGTGGACCTACGTTTTGATCAATATTTCCACCAAAAACTGTTGGTGCTTTTTCAATCCGCGCACTATCTAGTGGGTATGATTGAATACCATATGGATAATATTGAAGAATGTTTGAGCAGCCGTGAATGCTGGCGTAATACAACTTATTTGGATCAACATTAATAACTGTAAGTGACCCAGATACTACTGTATCGCCAAAAGCAGCATAAGCAACTCCGACAATTTGTGCATCTTCGATTTCACTTTCAGGATTAGCTAAATCTAAAGATGGAATGTATCTTTGAGAATCTATTGGATAATTGACGGATGAGATCTTTTTCTCTGACAACAGAATAACATAACCGGCTAAAGCTTTTACACTTGATGGAATAGTCCAAGATAATTCAACAGAAGTGGGTGATGGTCTAGAAAGCTGAATAGTTATTAGACGAGATTCTGCCCAAAGTTCTGCTGTTGTGATTTCGCTAAATGAATTTGCCATGTTTTTGAGCCTAAAAAGACAATAAATGATTAACTATTTATCGTAGAGCATATAAATATAGCATCTAGATTTGTGCTCATCACAGGAAAGTCATATCATGAAGCTGGTTCAATTATTTGAAGAAAAGGTTAATCCAAAGTATCTTGAATTTAAAGGATCGCAGCAAAAGCGTGCCCTCAAAAAGGCAATGAAGAAAGAAATAAAACATTTTGCGAAAATGCCTCATGACGATCCAGAAGCCTATCCTGAAGATTGGACTGCTGACATAAAGTACAAGAAGGAATTGGCTAAGATGGGCAAAAAGCTGCCAGTAAGCAGCCACACTAAAAAGTATAAACAGATGTTTGGTGAAGACGTTGATGGTAATGAAATTACGACCCAAGAAGAATTGGCAAATAAATTCTATTCTGTTATTAAAAACGAGGTTGAGAAATCTAAGTACGGCATAGAACTTAATGTTGGCAAGTGGAGAAGAGCAAGTGGAAATTGGAAAACTTTAGAAATAAATCTTGAAAAGGACGGCGGCTTCGCGCAGGCAGTAATATGGAAACATCCAGGTGATGAACCTGGAATGACAATTTATCGTTTCCAACAACATGATATATCATTGCCCAGCAGCATGAGAGGTGAGGGCTTAGGTGGCGAGATGATCAGAATTTTAGCTGCTGGCTATAAGGCCGTCGGTTTAAAAAAGGTGCCTATACATATGAATGTTAACCCAAGTTTTTGGGATGCCATGAAAAAGAAGCATAAAATATTTGAATTTGTTACTGAAGAGAGTTCAGTAGATACTGCGTTAAAGGCCAAGTCAGAAAAAACTGGAATTCCAGTAAGTATACTAAAGCAGGTATGGCGACGTGGCATGGCCGCATGGAGAACAGGTCATCGCCCCGGCGTTGTGCAAAATCAATGGGCGATGGGCCGCGTCAATAGCTTCATTGTTGGTGGCCCTGCAAGAAAAGCAGATGAGGATTTATGGAACAAATACAAAGAGGGCAAGAAATAAACGCGCCGTGTGATTATGTTGAGGTTTTAGTAATGCCCATGCAGGGAATTACAATAACAGGCTTAATTAAGAAACATAATTCACACGCGATGGCTCAATCTGACGTTGATCGCGCCCTTGAATTGTTTAACCAACTAAATGACTCAAAAGTGCCAAAAGCTGGCGAAACTATAAAAATTCCTAAGCTTTAAGGAATTTATCAAGCGCCGCAATTTTAATTGTCAACAGCGCCTTTTGCTTCATCAATTCACCGCCGGCGGCCTGAACTGGATCATTCCCCAGATCCTTAGAATAATAACCAACTCGCGCGCGCAGTTCGCCTAGAGCCATATTTGTCAGCTCTAATTCATCTTGTAATTTTGATAGAAGTTCTTCAGACGGTGAGTGTGAGCTCATTGTTTTCCCCTTTTGTTTCTGCCATAAAACCAGGCGTTGGCCGATTTTTCCAAGAAGCAAATTTAATTTTTGCATAGCGATAATAGTTATGATATGCCTCGATGCTTTTGCCTGGTACTTTATATTCGTCTGGCATTGCCTGAGGAGGTTCTGTAAATGGAAGGTTTGCAATATTTTTTGGTGGAGTTTTTAAAATCTCATTGAGCTTAGCATTCGATGAATGGACTTTGCCATATCGATATTCAAACTCTTTGCCCAATTCAACGAATAGCTCATACAGCCATTCGTAATTTCCTAAACGCTGTCTTGTCCAAACGGCTGACGGATGATTTGCATGAGTAGAAAGATAGAGAACGCTGTCACGTTCATCTAGTAATTTCCACCTTTTTGTTTTTCTGCCTGAATCAGATAATTCTTGTGTTAATGTTCCATCGAGGATTCGATGAGCCGATGAAAGTAACTGCGCATATTCGATGATCATTTTTACACAATGTTTGTTACAGTGAGCCTGTGCACATAGCCGTGGGTCATGATCAAGATAGAAGATGTTCATTTTATTTTGATGAGCTTTTGTTGATCGCCAATTCCGTTTCTGTCAATGTCTGAAACGGGCCATGAGGTTTGCCGTCACTATCTACATAGTAGTAAAGATCGCCCTGTTTAATGATTGATGAATAGCCACATGTAATTTTATTCTTGTTAGCACGTAACCGATTGATTTCGGAGCGTTTGATCGGTGCAGAACGTGTTGGAATCATAGGTGTATCCTCATGAAAGTCATATGACAGATATCATTGTAACATTAGACACAGGAAAAGGGAACAAGAAAAGTTAAAAATTTTAACTTTTCTTGTGTTTTGCTATGCAATAGAAGATTTAGCTATTGAGTTTTTGTTTGATAGCAGCTATTTCATCTTGCAATGATTTTAACAATTCTTTTTGTTCCTGGATAATAACCTGCTGCTCTTGCATTGCTTTGATTAACATAGGAACAAATACGCTGTATTTTACGGATTTTGTTGTAGTTCCAGTTTCGATGCCGTCTTCATCCTTGTCTGCTGACTCGGATATGATATTCGGGAATATTTGTTCAACTTCCTGTGCGATGACGCCGAGCTGCTTACTTTCATCTCCGATCATATTGAAATTGCGAACACGTACTTTCAAAAGATCTTCAAGCTTTGGAGTAGCATCAACTACATTTTCTTTTAGTTTAACATCAGAAATTGCGCTATATACGTTATTATAGTTTAGAATATCACCATTCGTATATATCGTACAAACACGGCGCTTTGTGGCACCCCAATTTGAGAATAGATCAATAAAACCAAGGCCACTGTTTGACTCGTTTCGGTAAATCGCAGTATAACCAGTAGGTGTAAAATCATAACCGCCTGCTGCTGATGAACCGCTAGGACCAAAAGAAATGCCACCAGTTGAGCTAATACCCATCCTGAAAAACCCAGCAGTTCCTAGTAAAAGAGATTTACTTGGATCATCTGACATTAAAACAGTGCTTGTTCCGCCCTCAAGATATAATTGTCTTACGCCAGAATCATACAATGATATATACGGAGCACCAGTAGACTCAAACCGAGCAACCTCATCAAGCGTACTAGAAACACGAAGTTTTACATCAGACACGCCTGTACCAATTTGTAGACTGCCAGACATCGTATCACCAGTTTTTGAAACATAATTACGAGAATTTGAATTTATGCTGTATGACGTTAACGATAACACATTCTCGGCGTCTGTTACTACTTGCGCTAGGGCTACACGATTAGATGAATTTGGCAACACATCTGTACTTGCATACACAGATACACTATCTCTCGAATCATTTGTTTTTTCTGCATACACATACTGTGTTGTGCTTGGCGTTAACGCAATTGTTGAGCTTGGCACTTGCGTGTAATAACCACCTAAGAAAATCGGATACTGTTGAACATACGCAAATAAGCCTACTGACGGCTCTGTTGTTATTGCTTTCCAATAACGTGGAGATGAACCAGTAAACCATTGTTCTTCGGTCAGATCTTCTCCAACGCCAGATATGTCTTTCGAGGTGATTAAATATACTGCACAAAATAAAACATTACCCGCTGCTGCGTAATAACCTAACTCTGAAGAATAACCAAAACTGCCTGCATTTACACCATTTACTGTGGAATATGGAGATGATGTTGGGACAAATTTGCTTGAACCATGTACTGTGTGCGCCTGAGTGTTTACATTAAATTCTGAAATGTACACATTCGTACCACCAACATATGGTATTGAGACATAATTTAATAATCTACCATTAGCCGTTAAGATAGGAGATCCTACGCTGGTCCAGCTGTTTGCTGAATCGCCGCGGTTGGTATTTCCGGCAGTAATTTCTGAAACCATAAAGGGACCATAAATGTTTGACCATGCACCAGAAGAATAATGTGCTACATAATACGAATGGTCCGTGTTCGACACGATTGCCCAAAATTTACGATCTGCCGAATTTCCATTGTAAACAGAATGTCCTTGCCAAACTATCCCAGTTACGGCACCTATAGTTGATGGTATTGCTGGCAACGTAAACGCAGTTGGTGTCTGTGTTCTAACTCCACCAACGATTGTTATTTCCTCTAAAACACTACCTGGCGCTATTTTATAGTATGTTGGCGTAGAGCCATTTACCGTTGTGCTGTATCTGCCACTCTCAAATGTGCCTGAAGGCGTATCCACCCATCCGGCACCATCTAATTTTAATGTATCATTAGGTGAAGACAGTGAACTTGAAGAAAAACTACTCGTTGAAAAATCTGTGTTAATTAATTTTGAACCATATTTGTTGCTATTCACGCGAAGCTGCACGTTATTGGAAATAATGTGAACGTTGTGTGCCAATACCTGTTTACTCCAAGGCGCCGCATCTGGTATACCAATAGATCTTGAATAGATATATGAAACATTGTTGCCTATTGTAGACCAGTCCTGATTTGCTAATTTATATAATGAGAATCCTGTTGTTGTCCACGTACCTACTACGCCAGATGTTAATAATTTTGCAAATTCATCGGTTGTCATTGATATCGCTAGACCGCCGCCTCTAGTACTCATGCCTCCAGTATCTGTTTCCCAAGTGGAGTCAGGAACTTTATGATATCTAAATCCTGATGGCTTGATTGGAACTAGATTTGTTGGTGTTCCGGTGCCATCAATAAACCAGGATTTTGGAATATTCCATGAAATTGTTGTGCCTATGTTAACGCCTGCATTTGTAGAACCAGAAGTAAGAACATAATAACCGCCATAGACCATCAATAAGTTTTCTGTAAATTTATTCCACGTAAAACCATTTGTGCAATTTGGAGGGAAATATGAAAATGGCATTGTATTATTATTAGGGTTTGGCACTCTTCCTGCGCCAGTTTGGTCAATATTCGTTACTTCTGATGTTACAAAAATGTCTTGACCACGTAAAAGATTCAAAGAAGAATCATAAACATCCAATCTAACGTTCCCGGCTGATATCTGTGTTCTTAAGATTCTGTCTCCGTCAGGATCTACCAGTAAAAATATGTTTGTTGAATTTGATGCAATAGACGTGACGTCTGCAAATGGAGTCCATGTTAAATAATCGCTACTTCCATTTGTTTTTGCGAGAACTTTTCTTTTAACAGATGTGGAGCTGTTAGTTATTTGAATATAAGCAAACTGTGTCCCTATATTCATTATGGAATTTACATATTCATTTGCATTTAAAAATGAAACTGTAACTGCATCTGCATCAAAAACAAAATCTTGATCTTGCACAAATCGGTATGCTCGCCATGGTCTAATTAAACCTGCTGGAGTTGTTACGTGAAAATATGCAACTTCAAAATTTTGATCATCGGTTAAATAAAATGCTTGCGTGTTTGCGCCGCCTAAGCTAAATTCAAAATCTGAATATACTGGAACGGTATTCTCTTGAAGAACACCTGCCAAAGGATCAAAATTTAAATAGTCTCGTGTATCTACATATTGTTTTGTTGCAGCTGCTGTAGAAGTAGTTGGGTCTGCGCTTAATATAAGTTGCCCAGACATCGTATCACCGGCCTTATTGACCGGAGTATATCCTAGACCAGCTGTTACTTCTGATTGTGTTAAATTGGTTGTAGTAAATGCGCCACTGGAAAATTTCATTATTCCAGTTTGCCATGCATTTCTACTGGTTCCACCCTGAGATATTGGAATTAATCCTGCTGCGCCAGTGCCTTCAACGAGTGTGTTCCACGCGCTGCCGGTGCTATATACTTTAATTTTATTGACTGACGTATCATACCATAATTGTCCAATCGCTGGATTTCTAGGCGCCGTTGCACCAGCGAATGATTCTGTTAATTTCAGAACATTTTGGTGGATGTCTTCACCATAGTTGTTTACATATCTTCCAGGAATAGATAAAGTTGAAGATGCAGTATTGATTTCATTTGGTAATATTACGAAATTGCCTTGTTTAAAATCCAAAAGATACAATGACGTGTTTGTTATTTTACCTAAGCTTGCTCCAGTGTTAGCGCCAGATGGTAGCGCTGATATATTAACTGTTGACGTGCCAACTTTTTCAGGCTTTACGAAAATTGTTGTTCTATCTGTTAACGCAGAATATGAAGAATCTGAAACTTTGTATTTTTTATTCGCTGAGGAAAGAGAATGATTCTGAATCTCAAATTCTGTTGCTAATACAAAGGTGCTCGTATTTTCTTTTATAAAGAGATCAGTATAATCTCCACCTATTACGATTGATTGAGTTGCGGTAGAAATCGAAACTATAGAATATGATTTGGCCATAATATTATGTCATCCGTGATAAAAGTGGCGGTAATCTATATTTATAGACTTTGATTTAATCTATGAGCTTAACGTATTTTTTAACATTTTTTCGACAAAAATATAAATATAATACCTAAAAACTATTTTCAAAATAGAGGAAATAATATCATGGAACGAGTTTTATCAATGTTATTACATGCATCAAAAGTAGCTCAGATCTGGCATTGGAAAGTAAAATCATTTGCCCAACATATGGCGCTGGGCGAATTATATGAATTAATAACTGAAGTTACAGATCAGCTAGCCGAAGAATATATTGGAAAATTTGGAGAAACTGCACCTGTGTCTGATGGAGCTTGGACATTTTCAACATCTTCGCCTGTTGAGTTTACTAATGATCTTCACGCTAAAGTTGAAGAAATGCGTGCTTCACTTCCTCAAGACGCCGCACTTCTCAATACTTATGATGCTCTAATTGGACAAATTAGACGTGTCAAATATAAATTAGAAAATCTTTCATAAAATAATAACACGTATTTCGCGGATTTAATGCCCTTTATATTTCAAATAACAACATGCGGGGGTTCACATGAAGCTATCAAAATTGGCTACTCATTTACAGATCATGTCTGAAAGTATGACAGAT